GTTGAGCCCACGTTCGTTCGTGGAGTCGTTCCGGGGCCGAAAGAAGCAGATTTATCAACAGGCCGCGGAGTCGCTCCTGCACAAGAGTGTCTCGCGCAAGGACGCTGAGGTTAAGGTTTTTGTCAAGTACGAGAAGACGGATTTCACTTCTAAGCAGGACCCTGTTCCTCGTGTGATTTCCCCCCGGGATCCACGCTTCAACGTGGAGCTCGGGTGCTTCTTGAAGCATATAGAGGAACCTATCTTTGAAGCCCTTTCGCACCTTTTTGAGGGTTTTCGTACTGTGTTTAAAGGTATTAACGCTGCTAAGAGTGGCAGATGCATGTTCGATCTGTGGTCCCAGTTCAGGAATCCTGTGGCTGTTGGTTTAGACGCTTCGCGTTTCGATCAGCACGTTAGCAGGCAGGCCTTGGAATGGGAACACTCCGTTTATCCGCAATGTTTTCCGAAGGCCTACCACAAGAGACTGGGGCGTCTCTTGTCTTGGCAGGTTATGAACACTTGCAGGGGATACACACCAGATGGCAAACTCAAATATACCAAAGAGGGTGGACGCATGTCGGGCGACGTGAATACATCCCTTGGGAATTGCATCTTGATGTGCTCGATGATCAAGCGATATGCAGACGTCAGGGGCGTGCGAGTCCTGTTGGCTAATAATGGAGACGATTGCGTAGTCTTCATGGAGTCGGAGGACCTAGCACGTTTCTCAGAGGGTCTTGATGAGTGGTTTACTGCCATGGGTTTTACCATGACGGTTGAACCTCCTTGTTATGTATTCGAAGAGATTGAGTTTTGTCAGACTCACCCCGTCTATACCGGCCCGGGTTTTGGTGACTATATCATGATGAGGCATCCCAAAAAGGCGATTTCGAAAGATTCCGTCAGCTTGCACCGTTTTCAGAGTGATCGCCAATACCGGGGTTGGTTGGATGCTGTTGGCACTGGGGGTCTCGCTATGACTGGGGGCATGCCTGTATTCCAGGAGTTTTATCGTTGTTACCAGCGGTATGGCGCTCCATACAAGCAGCCAATTTACGCCCAGTCGTGGGGAGTGCGTAGCTTGCAGAAAGGCATGGTTCGCTCATACGGACCGGTCTCTCCACAATCTAGGTACAGTTTTTGGCTGGCTTTCGGAGTTACACCTGATGAACAGCTTATTATGGAGGATTTCTACAGGCGGGTCGATCTGGACTCATCTCCTCGTAAAGAGGTGAGTTACAGACCTTTCGAACTGATGTAGCGTTAGCCGCGTGAAGGCAGTGGGTCCGTGAGGTGAAGGGCCCAAAACGTTTCCTTAGGGTGTAAACATTTACGTGCTAACCAGAATGCCGAACGACTGCACGGAGCCATCCCCTCGGGTTCTCACGGATGAACAGTCTCTGTTGATGCCAGGGATCCACTACAGCATCATTCTATTTTTGACACTTCCAATTCTCTATCATGGTTTCAAACGCTCTTGTGCGTCGAAAACAGCTTCCTGGTGTGATTGCCGGGAGAGCTGCGGCGGAGTTGGCCCGCTCGCTCGGTGCCAATGACCTCGCGGTCCTCGCGGCCAGACACGGCATGCCTTGGGTTATGCAACAGGTGAGCAACGGTGCCCTTCGGGTCACCAAGGCAGCTCGAAGCTGGTTGACATCTGCCCCAACTCCGGTTGGGGACATGAATGTCCAATCAGCGCCCGCCGCCACCAGTCTCACCCTTGTTGGTAATCGCAGCCTTAATGGATCCATCACTCTGCGACACCGG